CGTCAATTGACCGAAACTTGCTGCGGTTGTTGTAGCTGCATCTGACAAAATACCGTTTGTTGCGACAGCTACGGTGACAGTATTCGCTCCTGCGGTATTATCGATATACAATTCATGGACAAAACCTTGTGAAGCTCCTAACACACCTCCCAATAGAGTTCCAGTAGGTAAGGTCATAGTGACCGCTGCTGCTGAAGTAGAAGTAATGTACCCGAGAGCCACTTGCGCAGACGTTAACGTTGCAGTTGTATTAACTGCTGCTTTCGTTGCGTGAGTAACCAACGGTGCATTGATTTGAGGTTGCGTAGAAGTTGCGGCTGTTCCCGCACTTACTCCAGTCGCAAGTAGTTGTCCTGCAAAAGTAGCTGCTGCATTAAATGTAGCTGCTTTACCAAAGGTAAAGCCATTTTGCTTAAGTTCGCTATTTAACTGATCTTCTGCGTTAATCGACATATAATTTTTTAATAAATAATCACCTGACGACTAAACAGATGTGATACCTGTTAATACTGAGTTTCTCTTTGGGTTGAATCCAATAAGTTCACCTCCGAGGTATACGTGGCCTACCATAGAAGCTGAGTTAGTTGGCTTAACCCATCCTGACCAGCAGAATCCAAGGCCTGGCATATTTGAGTAGTCATTTCCTTGAATGTCTACAGACTTATAAGGGATAGCTTCTGCGAGTCCTGCTTTTGATGCCTTTGCAGGATCAAGCGCATAGAAATCTATGTAATCTTCGTTCAAGAAGAAGAGTGATCCAGAAGTAGCTTTTTCATCTCCAAGAATTGGAAATCCTTTGAAGAAGAGTCCAGTAAATCCAGTACCTGAATAAAATCCAGTACCAGGCTTACCGTAGTTACCTTGAGTTTTGATCTGACTTACATCCTTAGAGATTCTTTCTTGTGGTTGAAGAAGCTGACCATACAAGCTGAATACTGCTTCTGGAGTAACGCCAATAGTTGGCTTTTGACTACCTGAAGTAGCTGCGTTGTAAAGAGTATCCATCTTAGCCAAAGTCAACGTACCTGAAGAAGATGTGATTGTTCCTTTAATTGTGGTATATGTGGTTCGTGAAAGCGTACCGTATGTACCAACAGTTGTACCGTCGTCGACGATAGCTGCAAGACCCAAGAAGTCTTTGGAGCCGTTACCTGTACCATCAGAGTAAAAGATAGTACCAATGTTATCAGCCATATCTTGCGCCGATCCCAAAACTTCAACACCGATAAGATCCATAACCTTTTCATCTGTGTTGTTTACCCATACTTCGTCAAGAGGCACCGTAACTGTGATTTGATAGAACTTTGGAACGAATTCCAAGTTTACGCGGTTGTCTGTTGCCGCTGTTGAGAAAGTATCGAAGCCCGCGAAAGAAGTTCCCGTAATGTTACCTTTCCATTTAATAGGAAATTTCATTCGCTCTCCGCTCCATCGCTTTGCTGCACCGATTTGTCGAGTTGCAAACACGTTTCCGTTAAGGAACGTATCTACAAGCATCGGCATTAATTTACTTTGTGTCGTTGTAGTGACACGAGTTCCCATTGCTGACATGATAATAATTCGTTGTTAATTAATTAATAAATTGTTAATCTTGGTTCATTACTGATCGCCAATCTTTACCCCGAAGGTCTTGGCTCGTTAAGAAACCTTTATTCTTTTGTACTGATGTCTCCTTTGAGACAGTTGCATCAGCAACGTTCTTTTTCACTTGGATCTTCTGAGTTTCTTCAGCTTCTTTGACTCGTGAGAGTTCATTGAGAATTTTCATACCCTTGCGATAGTCGAGGTTGCCTGCTTCATCTGTTGGCGAATAGTCAATCATGATTTTAGACAGCTCGTTTTTCTTACCTTCGTTCGATTTGAAGTCCACATTGAACTCTTTCTCTACTTCCGAAAGCCTTTCGTCTGTCCATTTACTCCAATATTCTTTTTGCTCTCGTGCTTTACGATCAGCATCAAGTTGTTCTTGGATTAATTCACGCTTCACTTCCTCCTTCAGACTTCCTTTTTCCTTTTCCCACGTCTTAGCGACTTCTTCGTTGTCTCCCACCAGTGAGCGGACAAATTCAGATTTTTCGCTTGATTCTTCGTCTTTCTCAGAAGTTTCTAGTGCGGCAAGTCGTGCTTCAAGGGCTTCACGAGCAACTCGCTCTCGATCCCTTTCTTCTCGTAATTCCTTCCACGCATCATTCTTCTTAAGATCAACTTCATCTTCTTTATTTTCGGTTTGCGACTCCGCAGGAGTTTCTTCCTGTAATTCCTTATCAACTGAAGAAAAGATCTCTTCTGGAGTCTCTCCTTCTCGTGGAATTCCCGCAATATCACTGTCATCCATAAAAATTCTCTCGGGTTGCTTTACCTTTCGGATGGCGCAACGAGGAAGGCCGTTATTTAATAACTATTTCGGATCTCCACTATCGTCAAACGAAGCTCCTGTGGTGTCACCTACTCCTACTACTTGTGTTCCTTGGTTAGACATAAAATCAAGCTCCTACACCTACTCCACTGCTTCCTCCATTTCTTACTGCTGTATTCATCGACCGTGCATACTGATCTCTTTGGGAAAGTTGTGGCTTTTTAATAACTGCCTTCAATGCACTTCGTTGCATTGATTGCTTGTTCTGATTTGCTTGCTTTACCTCTTTAAATTCCTCATCAGATTTCAGCATTGATTTTTGGGCTGCTCTGCGCGCGGGATATGATAGGACATCAGAAACTTTGTCTATAACCTTGTCTTTAGCGCTCGTCATAGATTTACTAATGCCTTGACCTTGTTTCTTAAGAAACTCTTTGGGTGAAAGATCTGCATCAGGGCTGGCCTTACGGTTAAATAATTTCTCGGCTGCTGATTTATTTGTTGGTAGTGGTATTCTTGGTGGCATTTTGTTGTTTCTTTTTAGCTTCTAAGGCGACCTTTGCTTTTTCTCTTTCTAATTGAATTGCTTGGGTTTGTTTCACGAGATCAAGGTGATGTTTTGCATCATTGTGTTGTATGTCCTGGACTCCTTTTGCTTGATCTATTTGTGCTTTTTGTTCTTGTAGTTTTTGATCTCCTTGGGCTTTCTGTGCTTCGATCATAGTTTGTTGCTTGATCTTCTCCGCTTGCGCTTGCAGGGCTGGATCAGGTGGTGGTGCTCCCATTGCAGCTTTTAGTTCAGGGAATAGAATAAGTGGGTCCATCTTCCAGGCGGTTAGTTGCTCAGCAGTTTTGTGTGGATCTGGAAAGTCGAGCTTTTCAAAGAAAGTAATAGGATCAAGTGCTCCTTCACTCCACAGACTGACCGCTTCTTCACGCTGTGAGACAGGATCTTTGGGTATCATTGAGCCATCTTTGACAGAGACAGAGAGCTTACATATCAGATCCGCACTTCGGAGCTTGACGTATTCTGTTGCTTTACCACTACCAATGAGAGTTGCCACATGTTCTTCGTCATAGTAGACATACATCATTTGCACTACATAGTTGAAAACAAGATCTGCGAACTGTTCAAGATAGGTTGAGATGCCACCACCAATACGGTCACCATCTTGTCCTTTGATCTGCATTTTTCCTCTCACTGTTTTGTCTTGAATGGTTCCTTGAGCGGTAGAACCTCGCACACCAAAAATGTTTCTGAGTTCATTTCTATAATCTAAAAGAGATTCATATATAAAATTAGGGAGTGCTGGAGCATCGAGTCGTGCGACAGCTCTTGCAACATCACCGTTAGGTACAAAAATAGTCCCGCCTTTCTCAACAGCTTTACCAATACCAGCTGCTTGTTCTTTACTGAAAGAATCACCCGAAACAGCCAGCCCACCATTTGTCTTGTCTGCATTTTTGTCAATTTGACGTAGACGCTTGTTGATCAGATCTTGCAAAGGTAGGCTTTGCTGAATTAGGTTCGTGTCATCATATGGGCGTAGGCCCAAGGAAAAGATGGAAAGCATGGCATATGGTTTCTTGGGGAATGGAAAATGGTTCTTGCCCTTCACGTTTTGGCTCTGAGCCTGTCCCATATCATCAGTTACTTTCTGTTCAGAGTCATAGTTCCAGTGTGGGTTCTTTACTTTCGCGAGGACTTCATCATCCATCGTCCAAAAGACATAATCGTCAGTCCACCACTCGATGTACTGCATCTTGGTACCCATTTTGTTTTTACATTTGTCTTCTATGTACTTTTTAGATTTTGGAAAGCGTTTGACGAGGTTACGAGCAGTTTCTTTACGATATTCTCCAATGTACTCACCGGTATATTCAGCGCAGTCTATGGTTGCATCAGGGTCGAGAATGAGCTTCTGTGGACGGATTGATATACAGGTAATATCATTTGACTGGTTAGACCAACCCAATTTCATTACTCCAAGCTTATACAAAGCCCAAAAACGGACAACTTGCTTAAGTTTGAGGTTAAATACCTCTTGATCAGACCAGTAGATGAGCATTTTGCGTACTTTGTCTGCAAGAGCTTTTCCTTGTTCTGTCTCGTCTCCGTTAACGACAGGATCAGCTTTTGGACGAGTTGCGATAGGGAGAAATGTCTCCAAAGATTCAAAGATAAGATTATCCACGAGCGCATGGCCATCACTTGCCTTACTCGTGCCTTCGTATTGCTTACCCAACCAGTACGTTTCATTATCGTTTTGACTTTTTGCGAGTTCTTTTTCAAAAGGTGACCATTGCGCCTTCCATTCTTTTGAGAGTTCGATCAATTCTTCATCTGACATTGAAAGCTCTAGCTCGGGAGTCAGTGCGCCAATAGCTCCTTCCGCTGTTTCAGCCGAATAGCCCACCTTTGCTTTGTTGGTGTCTTGGGAGAGCGACAGATAGCCTGCTATGAGAGAGTCATTTGCCATATGAAAACGAAAAAAAGCAAGCCCCTTGCGGGAACTTGCTTGCCATGTGTTATGGGTTAAGCTTCTAAACCTTTAAATTGTGAAAACACTCACTAACAACTAAGAAGTAGCACACCCATAATATTACGCAACTGTGGATAACTCTGCATGTCGCTTAGAATATAAAATATCATGTCGTTCAATGCTGCCAATTTCTCCATTCACATCAAAATTTATCATAATATTCGCATTCTTATTATCAAATACCCCTTGCTCTACAAGGAGTTTAAAGAGTTGATGATGTTTCTGAAATTTCTTAAAAAGTTCAGCATCAAGTGGAGTTAAAAATATATTTACTTCATTCATCTCTCCAATCATCTTCTTTTTCTGGTAAGCTCATATCGAATATTCTCTTAGGATCAGGCGCAGCCATCTCTTGATCAGGCATAATTTCAGGGCTTTCCTTCATGTATGTTGTGTTGTTCATAAACACTCGGCCGCCTTGCTGTCCAAATCTACTCATGCCTACTCTCCAATATACGATTGCATGCACAAAGTGGTCATCATCAAATCGTTCCCATTTGCTTTCCGGTACACCAAGTGCATTTTCTTCGGTAGTTCGATAGATGTGAGTGAAGTGTAATGCTACATCATACCAATCATCCTCTGTGCCGTTGAGTGGAATACGTTTATCTCTAAATTCATCAATCACGAGCTGAATCATACGATTACGATCTACTCGTACATTACCTGTTTCATCATTCACTCCCCACGTGATGAGTTGCAAAGTCTTTCGGTCTTTCAAGTAGTGACACAAGAATACTCTCCCAGGAAATAGTTCGCGCATTTGCCTACTGCCGATCAGATCTCCCCCTTGATCAATCACCATGATTGCAGTTGGGTATCGGCGCATCAATGCTTTGAGTGGCTCATAGTCTTTGCATGAATCTTTGTAGAATATTCCTTGCTTATTACCTACCACATACCAAATAGGTAGGCCGGTATCTACACCAATAACGATTCTACCCTCTTGATCATTTACATCTGGTATGCAGTTCTTGAGTACGTCTTTAAGATTCACCTTATCTCCTCCTTGCGTGTATGGTAGTCCAAGCACACGAGTATAGAATGTATATTGATCACCTTTTGAGTAGTCAATAATCTCTTTTGCCGTAACCCAACCTGCGATTAATAATGGTTCCCAATATCCACTAAATGGTCTTTGTTCACTTATTTTATATTTAGCGACCCACCGACCACTTACTCTTTGCTGGTCAGTGAGTTGTACGTTACATTTCTTGCAGATAAAGTAACGCTCTTCTAAATTAATACTATCTGGCCATGAGAGATATTCTTCGTGCGCATTATCGCAAGTGACAAACCAGTGTTGTTGATTCGATTTCTGCCATGCTTCATGTACTCCAATTTCAGGTAAAGAAGGGTGCGAGAACAGCCACTGCCATTTTAATTTAGAAGCCTGTAGACGTGACTGAAACTGCTTAATAATAGCAAGCTTAGAAGAGTCTAATTCATCATGGATCAATACATCAGCTGAGAACGCAATAGCTTGGGACTCCTTTTCCGCACCAGAGAAGATTATGTTTGCACTACCGATACGCTTTTGATATGTGTTGTCAGTGCTTTGAACGAGAGCTTTTAATGCGGGGTTAGCGTCAATGAGTGGGTCAATCTTTCCTTGAACATATTTCTGCATTAAGTCCTTAGTGGGAAAGGTGTAAATGATACTCAGATTCATTCTATACGCCACCCACAGTGCTTTAACTATCTGAATGGTGCTCATACCTATCTGAGCTGCTTTTAAGTGCACCTGCTTAGGGGATAGGTCAGAGAAGGGTTTGAATAAAAACTTTCTATCGCCGTTGAAGTATAGAGTTTTACCTGCATCCGTAACGATTTGGTTTTCTTTCACCCATTCGGTTATTGATATGTCACTGAGTTTTAGCATCTATTATTTTTTCAAGTTCCTCGATTTTCTTAGAGTAAAACCTTCTTACATTAGACAAGTATGCTTTTCCTGCGTTGTAACCTTTTAGGTACTGTACTGACCTTTTCTTAACCTTCATTTTCTAATTTATCTTGTATAGCTTTTAAGTGTGCGATGATTGCTTCGTCTGTTGGGTCGATAGCCTTTACGCTCATGTTGATATTGATGTTCTTGTCCGGGGCATAATGTCCTTTTACTTTGTAGGCCATGTCTAATCCTTTCGCTACTGCCTGTGCGTCTATCTCTTCTGAGATCATGTCTCCGTCTGAGTTAAACTTCTTCTCTGTCTTGTTGAGTAGCGCGAGATGTTTTTCTTCTAAAAGATCATCGGGTAGCCTTTCTGCTATAGCCCTTATAATGGAAGGTTTTGTAAGGTTTTCAGTTGCGATAGCCCTCGCTACACTTTCCTTGTCTTCTGCTTCAATATCATAGTTTCTAAGAGCTGACTCTTGGCCATTACCAGTCTTTACATAGTCTTTTACAAAGCCTTTTTGTTTCTTGGTGAGTCTATTCATTTAGAAGTACATTCTTTTAACACTAAATTTATTATCTTTAGTTTCGAATTGATATTTCTTCAAGTTCTTCAAACAAGCTAATGCTTTTCTGTAAGAAGTCCATACCATACCACCCTCAGCCCATATTTCATTAGTGTTCATATCATCTATGACATTTTCCCAAACGTCTTTTCCTAGTAAAATTGTGTAGTAGTTTTTCATACTCATTTTCTCCTTATATCAGTTGGTGCTTCCCCATAATATTTCCTAAATAATTTTCCAGTTCTTCCAAAAGGTTGCAAGGCATCTCTTTTATGGGCTTTGATGTACTTTCTATTATCTATGCGCGATGTTTTTGGATCTTTCTTTGTAGTCAGGCGAAATTTGCACTCGGTGCAGATCTCCAAGATTCCATCACTATTCTCGTTTACTTTTTTGAAGTCGTGGATATGCTCCATACATATTTTGCATCTTCTTCAGGGATTAAGACATACTTTTCCCCATCGACCTCTATTTCATCAATGTTGTAAGCCTTGAAAAGTATAGTGTCGCCTTTCTTGATTGTTTTTACGTCTTTGGCGACTTCGAGCACGGTCGCTTTTTCAGTTCGATTCTCTCGCTCGTCTACCTGCTGCATAGCAGTAAAGCCAGAGTTGATTATTTCTATGCGTATGTTAGATCCTAGTGGTTTTCCTTTTGTCATATTATTCTTTTGGTTTTACACGCACAGTGGCAATCGAACTTGAAGTAGTGAGCAAACTTCCCGCGAACGAGCAACTATTCTCCACAACGATGCGAGTACTTTTAACACTATCGAACACATTATCTTCAATCTTAAAGTTTCCTCCAGCGTTTTCTTGGATTTGGTTGTATGGTGCTTGGAGGGCTTGCTTGAGGATTCCTTCAGGGAGTTCAAGTGCGATCATTTTAAGAGCCACACCTCCACCTCTCACTGCACCTTCTTGGATTGCACCTTTCGTTGCATAGATAGCATCTTCAATTTTATCTTTGAGGTAGCCGAGGTCTACGCCTGACGCTGCACCTACTTTGATCACTGCTACTTGTCCTTTGAGGCGAGCAATACGATCATCAAAAGCATCTTTATTTATTTCGCTTGCATCACGTTGATTTTTTAGAGTTTCAATCTTTTCTTGTATGTTTCCTTTTCCACCGATAAATGTTGTTTTCTTGGCAGTAATGATAACCTTTTCACATCGTCCCAGGTTTGCTTTGATAAATTCTGTACTATCGAGAGCATACTGTGGGTCTTGTGGTTGACCTTGTTGGTTTCGAGTCTTAGCGATCGGTGCCTTATCAGGAAAGAGTCCAGTCGACATACCAAATATCTTACCTTCGGTAACAAGGGCAATGTCTTCGATAAATTCTTGTTTTCGGACTAGTGGGAATTTGACCGCGAATACTTCCATTACATTCTTTCCTTCCATGTATTTTGCGCGTTTATTGAGGGCGAGGTTTGGAAGCACATTGCCGTCCACTCCATCACACACCATAAGTACTTCTGTGATACCGTTATCAGCCAAGTTCTGCATGACTGGCAGAATATCCTTAATATTTGAGATTTTGGTGTCTACGATGAGGATATATGGGTTATTGAGCACTGCTTCGCCTCGCTCATTGTTCATCATGAACTCAGCGATGTATCCTTCTTCTATTTCAAGTCCGTTGGTATACTCAACACGGATGCCGTTGGTTTCACTTTCTTGAACGTCGATTTTACCTTCCTTGCCGACTTTTTCGTTTGCTTGCGCTATTAAATGCCCTATTTCGTCACTTTCTACAGAAATAGTGGCTACATTTTTTATTTCTTCAAACGTGGTGACTGGTTTTGCTTGTTTTTTAAGCTCTCCGAGTACCTGGGCACAGTGTGCATTTATTTCTGATCGTTTTTGGAGTGGATGTTTATCACTCTTGATTCCTTCATGGATAATTGCTTGCG